AGTTGTGTCAGCTGTTAAGCTAACAGTCATACCAGGTCCCGTATTTTGAAATCCATTTTTGGAAATCACCGGTCCTGAAAACGTAGTTTTTGCCATAATTATATCCTCCTAGTTTACAGATCATAGTCTCTAGGCCGTCGACTATACGCGTCTACGATCTTTTAATAATTGTATAGTAAGAAAGTTATACTCTTATTTTTTAAAGAGTGCAAGAGAGCCTGTTCTTTGGTTTGATATTTATCCAAGATGTAGCTTTTTACTAAGTAGCTACTGAAACTTCGGGTGCTGCGTCTTCTATTTTATTAGTAAGAGTAGCTATTTTAGCTTCTTCGATTTTAATAGCATTGACAACTTCTCTAATTTTGTTGTCGATTCTTACCATATCCAAAGTATACCTTTGGTTATCACGCTGATGCAGTGCCCATTCTGTCTCTAGACCCCTCTTCTTCTTGTAAAGGTCTCTGACTTGTATTTGCATCTATGGTTTCCTCATAAGTTAGCCATAATTTAGACGAATCAATAAATCCATCTTTTTCCCATACAATATCATTTTTTCCTAGTTTGTCAACTAGTGCATTTTCAAAGGCCTTATCTTCATCCTCTGACGTAATATTGAAGTCAGCATAGTATCCATATGCTCTGATCTGTACTCGAAATGTCTTCATGATTCTATCCTTTCTACCATAAAAAAAGGGGGCCTTCAACGGCCCCCTTCTTAATTAGTTATTACGCACCTTCAACGCCGAAAATACCTCTAGGGTCAGATACACCAAATGAGTATCTTTCTCTAGCTTTGTATCTTACGTTGCCAGTGTCGAAATCACCTTCCATTGCAGTTGTCAATGGAGCTCTGTTAAACATTTTCATACCGTTAGGTACGTCTGTAATGATGTAGAACGAGTCACTGTCTGTTAGGTAGTTATTCACTCTATAACCTTGAGGAATCATTCCCATAGACGCGATTGCGTTGATATCATTATCAGCTGTTCCAGTTCTGCCTTGAGATTTCATCAATCTCTCAGCTGTAAATTGATTCTCCGAAGGGACAATCATTTTTACACCTCTTGCTGCAACTCTAAGACCTCTTTCGTCAGTAAATGCGTTAATATCAATTAACGACTGCTCTAATGACGTTTCGTTAAGATCCGCCTGAGTAGATAGGGTATTTTTGAAAGTACCCGCTACTGTAGGGTGAGCTGTACTAAACAAAGCAACACCATCGCCTGATTTAAACGTAGCAGTTGATGGTAAACCGTTGATTAATAACTCAACAGCTTTTACTTGTTTTGCATTGCTCATAGATCTTGCTAAAGCTTTTGTGTATCTAGAAGCTAATCTATCGTAGAGGTTATCTTCGATAGCTTCTTCCGTGATAGCAAATGCTAAAGCTACAGTCTCGTGAGTGTATCTCGCTGTGAAAGTTTCTTGTGCTTCATCAAAAGAGACTCCGCTACCTTCTGCTTTCACTTGTGCGTTTGCGAAACCAGATAACATTACTTCTTCTTCAAAAGCTCTGTCACTGTTTTCCGCTGTATAAATCTCAGCATGCTGATTTTCATACCTTTTGTACTCCAGCCCAAATAGTGCATTTAGGCCTGGTTCTAGTTCTTTAACTAGTTGCGATCGTGATATTGCCATAGTCTATATGCTCCTATTAATTGTGGCCGTTGAACGAATTAAGATTCGATACAACAACTACAGATGCAAAAGCTGCAGTAGCATCCTCATTTTCAGGATCCTCTGCAGATCTTAATAATCTGAATTGTTTACCGTTAGCTGAAGTCGTTCCAATGTCTAAAGTCGCTGACGATTTACCAGTGGTATCACTACCTGCTGATGTGTTCATGTCATACGTTTCTAACATTGTTGTTACTCCAGTTGCATCATCCGCACCAACCACGTATTGCTGGAATGGATCGTCTATTACAAAGGCTGTTGTGTCTTCACTGTTAGCCGGTGTGATAGTTGCTTTGTAGAAGTTCGAGAATGTCGGCTTCAAAGTTGTCGCCGCATTAAAGAAGATTCCGTTCAAAACACCTATGATATCTGCAGCAGAACCGTTTCCGCCTACTACATAACCGCTAGATTTTTTAACACATTCACCATTGTAAATAGTTGTGCTGTGGCCAGCATCGATTTTGTATTTTCCCTGACCTTGGATTGAGGCTCCACCGCCTAATCTTCCAGCTGGGATAAGTCCAAAACCTTGTGTGTTTCTGTTTGCCATAGTTTTATCCTATTCCAATTAGTTGTTAACGTTAATTCGATGATTGTAAGAATCGTTAAAAAATTAACTTTTCTTTGTACCACCGAAGGTTACACGAGATTGCCTTTCAACATTGATAGGCATCCTCTGATCCTGCTCCCTCATAAGATCGTTTTCTACGGCTTCGTTTCTTTGTTTATGACGATTAGTCATGAACTCTTGACGTTGCTTCGCGATCTCGATTGGTACCTTCGCAAGAAGAAGGCCTCCAACTCCAACGACTCCCTTGTATTTCCCGTCTTCGAGAACCGGATAATCACCAGCATTTTCGATTTCTTCTGATCTTACAAGTTCATAACCTTCTCTTAATCTTCCAGCTACGTTCTTGGTATCTTGAAAACCGACGCTCTCTGCTCTTATCCATCTGTACCTGAAACCATCAGGCGCAGGGGGTGCATCTAAAGCTGACGGATGGACCCAAACTTTTGGTCTTTCAGATTTTGACCTAGTTTGACTCGCACGAGATTTATTTTTTTCGTTTTCCATATTACGCTCCTCCCGTGTGTTTTAGTTGTTTTGCGTACTCTTCGAGTGGCACACCTAATTTTTTAGCGATTGCTACCTGTGACGATGTGAGTTTCACAGTTTTGCGACCTGGTTTGACGCTTCTTTTCGCAGAAGCAACCGTCTGAACGGGTTCAGTCGTTTGTTTAACATCTGTTTTAGCAAATTTATGCGGAAAGTCAACACGGATTCTTTTATCTATTTCTGCATAATATTCATCAGACTTAGGATCATAACCTTCTTTATCAACTAAATCTTTATGAATTTCGAACGCTGTATATGTCATGGCTCTATCTTGTCCAAACCATGTGTTCTTTGATGCCCAAGCTTCGGCCACTGGATCGCTAGGTTCAGCTTGTGCGGTTGGTTGTTCAGGAGCTCTAACTTCTGAAGGTTTTGATACCACACTTTCTCTTGCATCTTTTGTCTGCTGTAATTTAGCATTCTCAAATGAAAGAGTTGCAATCCTTTTGTTTGCCTCTACTTGTGCTTTTGCATCACCAGCATCAATAGCTGCAGCAAGTTCTTTTTGTGCTGCCTCTAATCCTGTGGCTATACTAGCTTCAAACTTTTTAATGTAATCAGCATCAGTTTTTTCAAACCTTGTTTCCAAAGCTTTTCTTTTTTCTTCAACCGATTTAGCATACTCAGTGGCTGCATCTCTCTGTCTTTCAGCCTCACGCATTTTACGTGTAAGTTTTGCTATCCTTGATTGAACACCTTTGCTGTACTCTTCAAGTTTGTCGTCTTCTTTTTTTGTTTCTTCTTTTACTTCTTCTTGTTTCTCTTCACTTTGTTCTTTATTGTTCTCGTCAGTTCGAACATCCAACTGCTCATCAGATTTCTCAGATGTATCATTGGACTTAGAACTGTCTTCAACAGTTGTTTCATGTTGCTCCTTTTCTTCTAGATTAATCTCTGCTCCTTCACCTGAAGTATCAAGATCAACCATTTTTTCTTCTTTAGGCATAGTTTACTCCTTCTATGTTAATATTCATGCAAGATATCCTCTGGATTCTTGATGGTTGCTAAAACTTCGTCATCGTTTAGCAGACGTATCTCTCCTCCCTCTATTTTTATTCTTGAGCCAGCATAACGGGCAAACATTACCCATTCCCCTTCCTTGCACCAAGGACCGTCAGGATATCTCTCCTTGTCCTTGTAGCAGTCTGGACCCATTCTTAAAACTAAACCACATTGCGACGCAACTTGTTGTCTCTCTAAGGTTGTTTCAGCCATATACAGGCCTCCTTTAGTTTTCTCTTTCATTTTGAAAGGTAAAACTAACATCCTCCAACCAGTTGGTTGTGGTAGTTTTTCTGAATCTTCTTTTGTTAGATCTTTTTCTTTTTTGAGTCCTACCAATTCTTTATTCGGTAGCTTTATCTTCGATGTTGATGACTGTTCCATGTTGCTCCTTATCTTCTAGCAGGTTAGAGAGTTCCTGTTTAGTTGCCTCTAGGGCTGTTATTTGTCCTATTATATAGTTATATTTTGTCATGCTGTCAATACC